TAAAAAGTACTTCCTCTTTGCTTAATGAAAGAGTCTTTACTATTTTATCTAATACTTGTCTTGCGTTCATATATTGATTATTTAATTATTTAACAATTTGTTTTTTATTTATAGTAATTTTTTTAATTACCTGAAGCTCCTGCATTCCATATAGTAGTTATTTCTTCCTGTGATAATGCTCTATTATAGAATAAAGCTGCTACAATTGAACCTGTATAGAAACCTTCTGGTGCGTAATATCCTTCTACTGCAGGTGATACAGATGGGAATGAGTAGTATCTACTTCCTACCAATACTAAATTTTTATTAGTTGTATATGAATCACCTAAGCTACCAGTTGCCACTAAATCAGCATTTCTATATAATTTTTGAGAACCAGAACCAGTTACTCCAGTATTTGTCATTGAAATCATAACATACTCACTAAGAGATGCTGAAGTTTCTGATACGGATGATAATACATCTCTATTATTTTGCTCAGTTGCGATTTCCCATTTTTCTTCACGATTTTCATTATAAGTTAATGAATCAAATTGACCAGCTGAACCTGTAGTTAGTGAGTAAGCTCCACCAGACCTACTTGATGTATTTGATGTAAGTGTATATGCGCCTAATTCTTGCCAAACTACCATTGAAAATGCACTAAGTGATGAAGTTATAAAAGTAGAAACAGCGTTGTTTATACCATTAAAACTAAATTGATTATTGCTATATGATGGGAATGTTGCTCCGAATGATGCTGACATATTGTGATTGTATCCACTTGTATCATACCAAACAGAACCAGAGCCAGGATAAGAAGCTGGATTACTTGCATCTAATCTTTGTATTAGTCCATTTTGTGGTATAGAATATCCATAATTGTGTATAACATTTGCATTAACATAAAATCTATAAAATTCAGATGCTACAAATGAACTAGAAATAATACTTCCAGTAATACTTGGATTACTATTATATACATTAGCTGATGATGATAAAGAAGCACTATAAAATTGATTTACTGCTAAAGGGTCATAAGTAATACCAGCAACTGATATACTCATTGTTACTGAGCCACTTGTTGGCCAATTACTCCCTGTTAAAGAAGGTATTACCGTAGTTTGTGCATTTGTTGTAAAAGAATTATTATTAGTACTCACTACATTAATACAATTAGTATTTTGTGCATTTATACTCATAGTAGCGTAGCTAGATGATACAAATGGAGGTACTGCTGGAAATCTATTTAGGTTTGTAATATAAGAATAGTCCCAATATATTTCAGGTCTTACATCCTCATTATGTTCGTCAGGACATACTTCCACTGTATAAGGAACTACATCAGGCCATGGATAAGGATATGTGTAAATGAATGTACCACTTCCAGATGCAAATGTATGTGTTGTTACACCATCTACAGTTGTAGTACTTGCGTTTGTTACAAATGCTTTTGGTTGTCCAGTATATGAAATTATAACTACTCCATTAGAACCAGCAGTTAATCCACCAGGACTTTGAGTTGTAGTACCACCACCACCGCTTCCATAACCAGTACCAGTTCCATTGCTACCACCATTACCGTATGCTCCAGTAGGTCCAGCACCAAAAAATCCACCTCCACCACCAGCACTAAATCCATTACCACCATCACCACCATTTCCACCACCAACAGTTCCATTACCACCATTAGCAGCGTTACTAGCTCCACCACCACCAGCTTTTTGTGGTCCAAATGCATTAATAACTAATTCACCTGTTCCGCCTGTAAAAGCAGGATATGATGTTGTTGCTCCAGCTCTTACAATACTTCCAGTTCCACTATTTCCACCATCTTGTACGCCACCAGGGTTACCACCACCAGCGTAAAATGCAATTGGAATAGTATCATTATCATCAAATCCAATTAGATAGGAGTCTTGACCTTTTGAGTCAGCAGCTCCACCAGCCCCAACATTAATTTGATAAGCTACGTTTGGAATTATTGAAATACTTTGTGATACAGCCATAGCCGCACCACCTCCACCTCCAGCACCAAAATTACCAGTTCCACCACCACCACCACCGCCGGCAACAGAAATAGACGCAGAGTAATTAAATTTTACTTCACCTCTACAATTGCCAGGACCCGATGATGGGTTTATGTTATAATTTAGATTTAACATTCGTTATGTTTTATTATCTTAAAGCTACCACATTGTTTGCAGTAGATGATGCACTAACAGCAGTAATAATGCCAGGTATAAATCCTGAAGCAGATACTAATGATAATACTGAGCCATCAAATGTCTTACAAACCAATGTTCCAGTATTTCCAATGTAAATACCACCTGCTACAAATCCAAATTGAGGATTTTCTGCCGATGCTGATGCAAATGCTGAACCAGAGATAGGAGCTACTGCTACACCACCTACGAATTGTGGATTAGTGATATACGAATTTTGAGTTTCTAATTTCATATTATTTGTTTATTTTATAATTTAACAATTGTAAACGGAATTTTATTGATTAGTTAGAGTAATATAAAAATGTGCCAGATGAAGTATATTGATGTACGGTATATCCATTATCGGTAGAAACAGTTCCACCAAGTCCTCTTTGTTCACCTTGATATCTTATTACAACTATACCACTACCACCATTACCACCATCCGCACTACCTCCACCTGCGCTCCATCCAAAACCACCATTACCTGTATTAATACTTCCAGTTGCTCCACCACCCATTCCAGAACCAACAGCATATTGAGTTGATGTACCTGTTATAGATGAAAATATAGCTAATCCACCACCTGTTCCACCTGTTTGTTGACTAGAACTTGCTCCATTAGTTCCTTGTCCTACTACACCAAGTCCACCAGCATTCCCACCAGGTGTTGCTCTACCTCCACCACCTCCACCAGAGCCTCCATTTCCACCTGGATTATTACTAGGTCCGCCTGTACCTCCACCAAATGAATACGCGTATAAATTACTTCCTGTTAAATAAGATGGATATCCTGTTCCAAAATTTATTCCATCATTAACACTACCTCCAGTACCAACTGCTACTTGATATAAAATATTTTGTGAAACTAATAAGCTACCGCTTAGTAATCCACCTGCTCCGCCACCACCAGATGCATCACCTCCAATTTTACTACCTCCTGCTCCACCACCAGCTACAACTAAATATTCAATTGTATATGGTGCTTTTTGTTGTACTACATCATCCATTCTTTGTGAACCTAAGAACACATCATTGATTAAAGTATTTCCTATATAAACTGTTTGCATATATTATTCAAATTTATTTAATTCACCATTCCAAACTGAACCTACTATTGGTGTTCCTCTATGTTCATAAGGAGATGAATATTTAACCATTCCTCTAATATCTCCGTATGGTGTTACGTCTGTTATAGTAATATCTCCAAAAAATAGAAATACTACTATGTTGTTTTCATCTAATAATGCCCAATTTGCTTCCATATTATGTTACTATTGTTTGTACTATTGAACTAGGAACTGTTATTGTTGAACCTGTATATCCTTTATCAGTTCCTATATAAACTCTAAAGTCTTGTACTAATTTACCAACCGCATCATTTACTCCATTAAATCCTAATATAGAATTATATCCTTCAGAACCAAAATTACCACTACCATCAATATCATTAGCCACTCTAGTCCCATTCACATATATGTATTTATTAGTTCCACTTCTTACAAATGCAAAGTAATAATAAGTTCCTAATGTATCAACTAACGTAAAATTAGTAGCAACGCCATTAATATAAAATCTTACAGTATTTCCAGTACTCCATTGTAATGTTAATGAATCTCCACTAGTATCACCAAATATATGTAATTGGAATGGAGCAGATGGACCGGCACCCCAATCAGGAGCAACAGGTGCAAGAAACATTTCAACAACAAAGTTCTGATTACCCATACCAATACCATTACTACCTGTCATTGAAGTCCAAGGTAAAGCTCCTAAGTTCTTTTGATTTGCTGTTACCGTAGCTGTTGTATATCCTTGGTCAGCCCAATTACTTCCACTATAATTTAATACTGAAGAACTTGCGTATAATTGTCCACTACCAGTAGAAATTAGACTTATATTTGTACCAGTTCCTCTAATTAAAGAACTTACATCTTGTAATGGAGATGTCATCCCCAAAGTACTAAATTGTGAACCAGGAACAGCTAAAAACAAACTAGCTGAATATGGGTCAGTTCTAAATTGTATACTAGATGAAGGTGCTGCAGAACTATATGGATTTATTCCAGTCCAACTATCATTATAAAAACCAAATACTTGGTCAGTTCCTAAAAACATTTGTTGTGATACTTCTGCCATATTATTATTTTAAAATGCTACTCTTAATGAATAGTATTGATAAATTTGTGTCATTTCAGCTGGTGTTAATTCTCTATTATAAATTAATACTGCAGTTATATACCCACCTAAATTATAAGCTGTACCAGGGTCCCTACCAATATTTAATACATCAGTACTTAAAGCGGAACTATTACCACTTTGAGAAGCTACAACAGTTCCTTTATTCCAAAGTTTTTGAGTTGCTCCAGTTCTACTAGTACCAATCATTTGCCATTGACCATCTGTAAATGTACTTGAATATATACCAAATGGTGAACCACCTTGTCTAATTCCACCACCCCATGTATTAGCACTTGTACCTTCTCTACCAATCCAAAATCCGGTAGCAAATGTTTTATCTACAACTCTTTGATAGTTTCCAGTTGCTGTTGATGAATTACATTTGTATATTGCAACACAAGTAAAATCAGTTAATGCTGTTGTAAAGTTAGTAGTAACATATGCTGTATTTTGAATAAATCCCATACTAGCACTAACTGCATTATAAGCAGCCCCAGTAGTTAAAGTACCTCTTGTTGTTGTATTTGTTAAATCAGCTGCGTTTCTAGAACCAGTTACATGACAGTTTGGTACTGCATAATCTTCCCAAAATAATATTCCTTGTGTTGGGATTTGAGGCGAATTGTTCGCCATTGGTATTACTATCATATTATGGTAATAAGTTTCTTACTGATGTTACGAATACATTTGAGTTATCTAAAGCTACTAATGTAATAATATCATCCGATACAGCGTTAGTTGGTTGATAACGAGAACCAGATGTTTGTCTTACGTTACTACTAAATGAAGCAGATACGTTTACTTTTGTTGTTACTCTAATCACCGCAGTTGTTCCAGGTAATGGATTTGTGATGTTAAAGTGTGTTGTAGATGCTGCTGCCTGATTTGCTAATGAACAAGTAAAGTAATTACCTGCAATTAAATTAATAGATGCAGTATTACTTGCTATACCACCACTCACTACATTTCCATAAGAAGAACCTGTAATGGTTAAAGAACCTGTTATTCCAGCAGAACCAGTGAATGGGAATCCAGTACCAGTACCGCCTCCACCTCCACTACCCGTAATTGATGAACCAGATACAACATATAATGTATTAGCGTCTTTAGTTGCTAATGCTGCGTATGATGCTGATGTAATTGATATTACGTGTCTTACAACAGGCACTCCACCAAATGTAGGCGAAACGTTATCTATTAATGAACCAGTAAATGATTGTGAAGTAATTAAATAACTTCCTGTTACACTAATACTTCCAGTCACTCCTAAACTTCCAGTAATTTGTGCAGAACCAGAGAATGGGAATCCAGCCCCAGTACCACTTCCACCAGCTAATGTGATAGAAGCCGTATTAGATGTAATTGTAAGAGCTTGTACGGCACTTCCACTAAATTGTATATAAGTTGCTGTTCCAATATTTGTTGAACCAGAAGCAAATCCAATTGATGTTGTAAGGCCTGATGTACCAGCAGTACCTGATGAGCCACCACTTCCAGCAGTTCCAGTTGAACCAGAAGAACCGGATGAGCCACTTGTACCAGAAGTACCTGATACACCGCTTGTGCCACTAACACCAGAAGTTCCACTAACCCCGCTTGTACCAGATGTTCCAGCAGTAACATTACTTCCACTTACCACATACATTGTGTTAGCATCAGTTGTACCAGCTGCTATCAATGCTGCTAAAGAAGCTGAAGTTAAAGTTACTATATGATTTACTTTAGGTACAGTTGTATAATCATCAGTAATATTGTCAACTACTGAGCCACTAAACGAACCAGAAGATAAATTAATTGAACCAGTTACTCCTAAAGAGCCTGTTATTTGTGCTGAACCGCTGTAAGGGAATCCTACACCACTACCACCACTAAATGAAGATGTTGCTACTAAAGATGTTCTATTATTTGCGTCACCAACCAATACATATCCACTTGCTAAAGATGAAGTAAATGCTCCACTAGCTGATATACTTCCACTTACAAGTAAATTACCACCAGTAGTTAAAACTCCAGCAAAAGAAGCTTGAGTTCCACCACCTTGTCCTATTGCTAATACTAATCCAGCTGATGCATTTTCTAATTCTAATCCATTACTACCTTGTGCTTTAATATGGTGTGTAACTAAAGTAGAATCACCAACCATATTAATATTACCACTTACAAAAGTAGAACCTGTTACTCTTAAAGAGTTACCATCAAAAGTTAAATTAGCTTCAACACTTGCACTTCCATTTGGTTTATATGTTAATACACCATTATCAGTTGTACCATCTAATAATAATAATCCAGAAGTACCTGATGTTCCATTTGAGCCGGCCACACCATTAGTACCATTTAGTCCAGAAGTTCCTGATGAACCAGATGAGCCTGATACTCCATCAGTTCCGTTTGTGCCAGAAGTTCCACCACTACCAGCCGTACCATTTGTACCGCTTGTGCCACTACTTCCAGCAGTTCCATTCGTGCCACTTGTACCATCACTACCATTGCTTCCGCTTGTACCAGATGAGCCTGCTGTACCATTAGTGCCTGATGTACCTGAAGACCCTGCTGTTCCATTTGTTCCTGAAGTGCCTGAAGACCCAGCAGTTCCATTTGTACCAGAAGTTCCCGATGAGCCTGCGCTTCCATTACTTCCACTTGTGCCTGATGAACCAGCTGTGCCATTCGTACCACTTGTGCCAGAACTACCTGCAGTACCATTTGTACCGCTTGTTCCAGACGAGCCAGCAGTACCATTAGTTCCTGATGAACCAGAAGAACCTGCTGTGCCATTTGTACCTGAAGTACCTGATGAGCCTGCAGTTCCGTTTGTACCTGAAGTACCCGAACTACCTGCTGTGCCATTTGAACCTGATGTTCCACTACTTCCTGCACTACCATTACTGCCTGAAGTTCCTGAGCTACCAGCACTTCCGTTTGAACCCGATGTGCCGCTTGAACCAGCACTTCCATTTGTACCTGACGTTCCACTTGAACCAGCCGTACCGTTTGAACCAGATGTTCCTGAAGACCCTGCTGTTCCGTTTGTTCCTGAGGTGCCTCCTGTTCCGCTTGTGCCACCAGTACCATTTGTACCACTAGTGCCACTTGAGCCTGCTGAACCATTGGTTCCTGAAGTTCCTGAGCTTCCTGCAGTACCTGCTGTGCCTGATGTTCCATTAGAACCTGCAGCTCCATTAGTACCGTTTATTCCTGATGAACCTCCAGTACCAGAAGTACCTGAAGTTGCTGAATTATAAGATGTTCCGTTTATTATTAAAGAACCAGTTATTGAGAAAGAACCAGTTATTCCACTACTACCCGTAATGTATTGTGAGCCTGAAAATACGTTAGAACCAGTTGTTGCTAATCCAGATGTGTTAGCATATACGTTAGCCATTGAACCAGTTACATTAACTTGTATTGTTGGTCCTATAAAATTTAATGCAGTTACCGTACCTTGAGTAGCACCTTCATCTTGAATAACGATACCACTACCTGATAGTACTAATGCATTAACTTGGTTTTGTACCGATGCTACACTACCTGATAGAGAAGCTGAATTTATATTATATTCACCTTCATCAACCAAGCTATCAATCATATCACTATTGAATCCTCTTAATAAGGCTGGGGTAATATATCCAAAATTGTTATTTGGAAAGTTACTTTGATTTTCCGCTTCTAACTGCGTTTTATTTAATTGAGACATACTTTATATCTTTGTTTTATATATTTCCAATATCAAATCCAGATGAGAATCCTCTACTAAATGCTCCTTGCTGTTTTGCAGCTGATTGCGTTTGTCCAATAGATTGTCCTATCAATGCACCATCACAACAATCCATAGAATAAGTGTCAGCATCCTCACATAAACAAGCTCTACGCTTATTACGAGGAATTGCTCTACCTCTAGTTGGACCGAAGTAAACGCCTGAATTCTTTCTTTGATTTTGATTACTCGCTGGTGTTGGCATTACTGTGCTTTTGCTGGTGGATAAATTAAACCTACTCCCTGTGCTCCCATACTCTTATCACAACATTTTTGAGAATAAGTGTTCTTATTCCTACACAAACATCCCGTTCTATTACCTTTTCTTGGTGAACTGAACGATGAGGTTGGCTGTGGTTTTGGTTTCGGAGTAGCAACAGTTCTAAGCTTCATCTGATTTCTTTTAGATTTAACAACTAAAGAAATAAAAGTTATGAACTTAACCTTTCCTCACAGCTTCCTTATACATTAGTTCTTCCAAGTATGCTACATCAGCCTGATATGCTAACATTAATAAACATTTTTCCAATGGTTCTTTGGTTATTTCTTCGAAGCGTGTTATATCGTTTTGTGCGAGTTGGACAAGGCTTGAGTAAGATTTCCATTTTTTTCCAAAACGGATTTGATGTTCTGAGGTAGACCCGTCAATCCCGTCAAAGACTTCTGGGTATCTTTCAGCAAGTCCTTTAATAAAGTTTTCAAAAAAAAAAGAGTCCCGAAATGAATATCCATGCTGACATCCATAAACTTATCACCATCTATACTACCATCGTATGCTTTAATATCATATAGCTTGCCTGTTGTTTTAAGTAAAGGTCTATAAAGAATACTCATAATCTCAGCCCACTTCTCATTTATCTCAAAGGTTTCGTACTTTGATATATCCACATAAGCACCATAAGCCATTCTACTTAAATCAGGCTCAAACCCATACTCTACTCCATCTATTGTAATAAACTTTTGTAGTGGCATATCTATGTTATTAAAGAAGTTAATTAAATCTTCTCTAATAGCAATGTATGTATCTATGTTTAGTTGCTGTATATATTCTAATGGGAATTTACATAGGTGATGAAACAAACAAGCCGTTATAGCTTCTTCTTCACCAGCGTATGTGTCCAAATCTTTTCTTAAAGCTAAATACTGTCTTAGAGTTACTGCACTCCATTTAGTAGGTACTTCTATTTTAATTTCTTGTTTCATATTATTTTCTTTTCCAAAGTTTTACATAGTGTGAAGCATTACCATCACCTTCTGAATATATTTCATAATGTGTTTGCTCAATATGTGCCATTAACTCTCTTTGTTTTACTACACCTATGAAGTTATGCAATTCCATTACAATATACTTTACTTTATTCAAGTCAGCATCTATTAGGAAATCATATTCAGCTCCTTCACAATCTATCTTAAGTAAACCTATCTCTTGATTCTTAGTTACATCACTAAATGAAAGGGTAATACATTCTTCATAATCTCCTTTCCATCCATGTCCATTAACATCATTAATAAATTCCGTAGTTCCAAAGTTACCTGATAGGGTATCATTATCTCCATCTCCCCAATACTTCATCAGCTTTAGGAATTCACCGCTTGTTCTACCAACTGCATTTCTACTAAAAGAACCATCATATCCATTATCTCTTATTTGTTGACAATTATATTTTGATGGTTCAACCAAATGCCAATTATCAAATCTCCATTTCCATGCATTCCAAAACCCACCAACATTAGCACCAATATCTAAAACCAATTCATCCTTTTCGATATCTACTAAATTAATTGGGTATTTCCCACATTCATTTGTTACTGTATTTAACCAATTATTAGGCTGGTTATTTGCCATTAGTTTTTCTACTTTCATATTATATTTTATTTGATTTTGGTGTTACACTAACTCTGTCAGCAGGTACTGCCCATTGTTCAGGGTTTATTAGTTCAGTATTCATTACTACTGTTTCAGTAATAGGAATTGTTTGTACTGTCTTTTCTGCTAATAGAGCTTGGTATCTAGCTTCTGCTGAATTCCTTTGTTGTATTGTAGCAGTTAAGTAAGCCTTATGCTTTCTCAATTCTTCTAATAACTCTACGTTTTTCTTCTCACTCATAGCTACATACGTTGCCATCTCCATAAAGTCCTGTTGTGTGAGGTTGTTAATGTCTACTTCGTTTTCCATATTATATTGTTTTTATCTTACGCTTATTATATATTTTCCAGCTGATGTTGCTTTATTACTTAATCTCATCATACATCCGTATCGGGCTGCATCTATTAAGTGGTTATTAAAATCAATTGGTTTGTCTAATTGCTTTCCAAATCTATCAGTACTCCACTCATACGAATAGAACTCATTAGTTAGATTCTGACAACTCTTTGGTATGTTTATCTTATAGTTCTGCATTACCTGAATACCAAAATTGATAGAGTCCTTACCTTTAATTACTGGACGTATATTATAACCTAGCTTATACAATTCATCTATAAGTCTTGGTTCTGCACTATCAGCCCATATCTCTTGTCTACCTTCTACAACTCTACTCAACATATTATCTATGTCAGATGTTGTCATACCTTTCTCATAGCAATGCTCTAAAAGATATAGCTCATTGTTCATCTTCCATATACTACATAAAGCAGTTGGGTCAGCAGAGTATCCAAAGTCCAAACCAAAACAAACAAACTCAGCTTCATCAGGCAACCATTCTATTGTATTGAATTGGAATATAGCTTTCTCATTACCTACCCATTCACCTAAACCATACACTCTCCATGCTTTTGGATTTGATGTTCTTAATTCCTCAATTGCTTTCTTAACTGTGGAATCTAAATAAGGGTTTGATTTGTAAGTGGTAAAGTATCTACTACAATCACCCATTAATCTTATCCAGTGCTGTGGGCTTGCCGTTGGGTTATAACTTAATATGATTGGACCTGTTGTACGAATTTGTAGCTGGAAGTATGATTCTTCATCTATCTCCTGCGCCTCCTCTAACCATAAGATAGTACTCTTTAATCCTCTTAGCTTCTCAGCATCATCCGTTGATATGAATTGTATTACTGATTCGTTATAAAATGTATAGATTCTATCTGTTATGTTGAAATCATTTTCATTCCATACACCCAAACTCTGCATTATATTTTTAAAATCAACTAAAACTGTCCTTTTTAAACTAGGGATAGTTTTACGAACAATTGTTATTATCTCTTTCTTTTCAAGCGCTTTAACGATACACCATTGAAGTAATGCATATGTTTTCCCGCTCCTTGTGCCACCGATATGGTGAGTCACACGTGTTGGGCTATCTTGTTGATTCTGATAAGTGATTGTGGTATTAATTTCCAGATTCATCTAATATCTTTTGAGTTACATTGACAGTAATCTGCTCTATCCTTTGATTCACTTCAGCTTTCACTTCAGTTCTGCTTAACTTAGGTATTGTATATTCTAATAGCTTAAATGCTAATTCTAATGCAGCTTGTGGGTCTTTCTTCTTTATCTCCTCTAAATCTTTTGATAG